CATCGCGGAAGGCCAAGTCAGCTTTAAGCGCATCGGAAGTATTCTGACCAGAAGCAAGGAATTGGGTAGCAGCCCCGTAACGCGCAAGCTTGCGTTGTTCACCGGCTGCACCTGTGGTAACCGCCTCCTCGACCGCTGGGGCAACTCCAAAGATATTGCCTCGCGCTGCTTGTGCTGCCCTAGCAGCCTGCTGATATTGCCTCTGCTCTTCCGCCCCAAGCTGTGATCCAAGCGCAAGCTGGTTTATAGCTTCTTGTTCTAGGTTGCTACGGAGTTGTTCGGTCTGCGCTGATTTTGTTTCTCCAATCGGAGCGGTGGCCATCTGGCGATAACGCTGGCCAAGCGCAACAGCAGTTTCGTATGACTTGGGATCAATCTGGCGCAACTGCTGGGTAGCGCGTTCTTCGGGCAACTGGAGGTATTCGCGGAAGGATGTGATTTGGCTGGAAGCTTCCGGTGATCCGATGGAAATAGGTTTAAAATCCTTGATCTGTTTTGTCGCATCCGTAACTGCGCTTTGTACGCTGGTTAAGTCGGATTTTAGCTGGTTGACATAAACCTGGCTGGATTCACGGCGAGCATCACCGGAAGGAAGCTGGTCAAGCAAGGTTTGCGCGGCATTAAGACGCTCTTGGATTCCGGCAATCTGGGCATTGCCACGATCAACCACAGAGTTAAGACTGCCAAGTTTGCTGGTGTTGTAATCGTTAAGGATCTGATCGTCTGAAACTTGGTAGTTAAGTTTGTTGGCAAGATCGGATGTTCCGAAATTACCAGATGATCCCAATGCCATGACTGCTGGTGATTGTGCCATATTGAATTGATCTAAATTTTGCCCTTGTTGCCCCATGCCTGCAAGTGCGGCAATCTGCTGTGCAAGCGTATTTCTCGTCCCCTCTTGGCTGGTGATGTCAGCAAGCTTTTTATCGTAATCAGCCCGAATTGAACTTTCGGATTTTTGGGACAATATTTTTTGTGCAGCATTTGTGGCATCGCCAAGATTTTTGTATTTGGCATTATTGTAGGTATCGGTTTCATCTTGCCTTGCCTTGTATCCAATACTGCTACGCATTCCTTGTCCGCCATTATATGCAGGAGGATTGATGGTAACGATATTGCCATCAGCATCCACATCATATTTCTGGGGCAACCCTTCTGGTCCTTGTGCCATAATTTAAGCCTGTAATGGAGGATTGGAGATGTTTGTTCCAATCGTTCCATAAATGTCTTGTGGAGGCATGGCGCGAGGAGCGAAGGCAACACCTGGTTCAACAGCACCATAAGGCGAGGTTCCGTAAAGACGCGCAAACTGCTGGGTCATCTGCTGGCCTAACCCGCGATTTAAGGCATACGCTTGTGGGCTTTGTTCGTAGGACCGGCGTAATCCTTCTAAAGTGCGTTGCGGTCCGTATTGGCGTTCCATCTGTAGGCTGGATAGGGCAGCCGCCTGTTGGTCAAGGGCTGAAAGCTGGCGTTCCAATGAACGCTGTTGGGGCATGTACTGGATGCGAAGCTTGTTCTCCAAGGCAGCCATTTCCGGTGCCTTCTGTATATAAGTCTCTACGTTCTTTTTGTACGCCTCTGCATTGGCCTGCGCCACCGCATTGGGATCGGGAGGAGGAGGAGGTGCTGGGATGGAAGGTCCGCCGCCCATATTAAGCCATAGCCTTTCGCATAAACTTCATATAATCGTATTGTTTCCTAACTCCGTTGCGGTTAAAGATTAGGCTCCTGCGGGGGCCAAATTCATCCCAAAGGATTGACAGCAGGCGTTTCATAGCCAAGAGGCTATTGGCATTAGGTTTACCATCAATACATGTCACAGTCAAGTCCACAAAGGCATCTGGCGAATTGTAGTCATGTTTATAATGCTCAATGTTTTGCGTTGAATCCAATGCCCTAGCAACAGCTACGCCAACAATCTCTTCGCCATCCTTAACTACGCCAACAAGATTATTGCGCTCATACCATGAAAACCATTCCTTAAAATTAGGCCACCTAGATTCTGGAACACCGGATGCCTCCACATATTCCATAGCGGTCATAGACTCTTTTGAACCTCAATGGTGTCAGGATTGGCAGCAGCCGTGATCTGGCGGATGGCCATCTTATTGGCCGCGCTGGTGATCTTAATGTTAAGCAACCTCCACTTCTCGTATGTCCGAAGATCGCTGGCAAGCCTTTTCTTGACTGATGTGGGAAGGACGGCTGGAAGAGTAAATGGCAAGGTCAATGCCGCGCTGGATATGTTGAGGTTTGGCTGGACATCAATATCCCCAACATCAATATCACGCTGGATTGAGACGGACGCATCGGTTGAGTATGAATCATCAAAGATAACCTCAAAGTGACTGCCATACTTAGCCGAGAAAGGATCGCCAAAGTTAAAGTCCTTGGTGCGGACGTAGGACTCGTAATTCACGCCTGCATCCTGGTAGTCTGCGGTTGTTGCTTGTGCCGGTGTTTTATAACCACTATACTTGTTGATCTGACCAGTGGTGGTTTTCAGCATCAACCTTACGCCTTCATCTTGGAAATTGGTTAGCGCAAACTGCATTACATTCGGAGTCCAAGTTCCCTCGAAAGCCTGTAGTACGGCATTGTAAACAAGGATGGTGTCATTAACGTCATTAGCCTCGCTGGGGAAAGCAAGCAGATACCGGTTATCGTAGAAATGAGCGGTGCATACACCAATCTTGGCCGTGTTGATGGATTGTATGACATCCTTAACAACCTCTGAAATAGGCAATCCAACCGAGGTAAAGTCGTCAGCCGCAGACCTAATCAGCGACCTAATGCCATCATCGGAAAGGAAGAAGATGTCGGAGTTGACCTGTACAGCCGTAGCCTCGGCCACGCATCCAATGTTATTTGATATAAGCTCAATCGTCCAGTCCGCAGCCGTTGTCATATCTGGCGGTATTGTCACCTGGAATATGCGCCGCTTCTTGAAGACGATGATTCGGTTCTGGTAGTAGGCAACGATGGCAACAATCTCATCGCCGTCATCCCCATTGATGACTGAGCTATTGGCTGAGTCCCACACCGAAGCATCTAGGATGTCTGATGCGTAAAGCGTGTTTCTTTGCGCTCCAGATCCAACTCCAAACAACCGATTCCCAGTATTGATTAAAAGCCTAAGATTGCTTGGAGGTGGGCTTACGGTTGCCGTGGCGGTTGCCCCAGAGCCATCACCAATGATTGTTATGGTTGGAGCGGAGCTATACCCAGATCCTCCATCGACAACGGTTACTCCGGTTACTGCACCACCTGCAACGGTGGTTATTAACTGAGGATATGTGCCACCCCATTGCGGTCCTGTGACAATAGCTGTTGCGCTTGTATATCCAGAGCCAGCCGTTGTAACCGTGATTGCCCTAACCTTGCCAGCCTGCCTAGTGACAATGCTCCCATTAAAATAATAAAGATCACCATCGCCATCAGCCATGTACATCTTGTCGTTAAACTGCGCCATCTTGACTTGGGCATCTATTGCGGAAGAAAATCCGTCAGCCCAATTCTGGGCCTCAGATCCCCATGTCCTTGTTGCTTGCGACCAAGTATCATCTGCTGGGTGTAGCTTTGCAGATCCGGTTGAATTGATTGAGTAAACGCGGCCTTGAGTTACGGTTACAAGCCTTTCAGTTGCCGCCGTGTCATAATACCGCATCCCACCAATCGAGCCTTCCGCGCTTGTTGCTGTGGTGCTAAAACTTGTTACTCCGCGCCTTGTCTCCAGACTTCCCTTTGGTGATAGGGTCATGTTCGACAATTCACGAACCTGGTTCTCAGCCAATAGGTCGGATTGCAGACCGCTGGCCTGACCACCCGCAAAACTGCGGATGCCGTCAAAAGCTAACAAATCATCAAGATTGTCGCTATAATAGCCCACGTTAAGCAGCCGTAATTTCTTCGGTCATCAAATCGCCAAGGCTGACCGGAGTGATTTGCTTCACCCCACCAACCTGGCTTAGTTCGTAGCTTGCCATAGCAGCAAGGTCTGCATTTGCGGCCTGCACAACTGATTGAGCCTTGGCGTACTGCCTCTCGCGCTCCAGTGCATCGGCATGGGTAAGTGCAAGTACAACATGGTGAACATGTGGAAGGCGAAGCTCGTCATCCAATGCGGTTGAGGCCGGAGGAAAATCAACCACAATGTTGGTTCGGGTTAGGCATTTCAACTTCTCAACCACACGCAAGGTTTCAGTCCCAGCCGTAGCCAGCCTTGGGTAAAGATCAAGCTGTGCAATCCCGCTGGTGTTGCGACCTGTAAAGTGATAAAGCACCGGTGTTCCAGTTCTTGTCTCTTCAAGCAAATCAGCATCTTGGCTGATAATTGTTGCAAGATCAATCGGGTCTACTTCAGATTGATCATAGGAAACCGAAAGCGGAGTTTCAACATTGGTGCCAAGTGTAATGGTGCGATTGGTTCCAACAGAATAAGTGGAGCTAGTAACGCTCTCGCGCCAAGGAGCAAAATTCCATACTCGCCGGTAAGCCAAGCTTGC